GTGATTTTCCCTGTTGTTTGAATGGTGATTTCACCAGTATTTACCTGCACACCACGGTAGATAAACACCTGCCCAATATCTTCAAAAACTTTAACCAGCGTTAATGACTTACGTACAGTACCGCCAAAGCTTAAAGCATTCGCCGCCCAGTTATTAAAGGCTAAAGCACTTAAGAATAAGTCAAATGTTCCAAGAGATAATTCAAACTCTAACTGACCTGTCACTTCCGCTTCAGTAACCACACCACCTTGTCGGAAACGTGAATCTACCACCTCACTGCTTTCTTCCGTTGAGACATTTTCTGATAAACCGTCACTCACACGGCGAACGGTATACCAGATCGGGTTTGCTGGAGTAGTTCCCAATACTGCTTCTTCACAAGCATATAATCGAATTTTTGCGCCTGAACTCATTTATGGTTCTCCAAAATTTAGGCAATAAAAAACCCGCTGAATTAGCGGGTCATTAAAGTGTTTCGTCTGTATCCGAGATTTCTGGCGGTTCCACACCATTCATGGCTGCAGCTACTGCCTGAGATAAGTTAGTCGGCTGGAACTCCAATGGTGTTTCACTCAACGGTTCTTCAGGCTCTGGTTCGGGTTCTTCATGCAATCGAATATCAATCCAGCGAGTTTCTGGAATATCTACAGGATTATCGAAATCAGGAATAATTGAGGCTGTTTCGATATCAAATTTTTTCTTGTAGGTTTTTACTGCAATATCCCCATCTTCATGCTGCTCATATGACACAGCAACAAGAACATTACCGTTAGCATCTTTAGGCATTTCAATGTACCAGCCCTCTTTAGCAAATCCGAGAGAACCTTTTATCAGGTAGTCACCTGTACCTAACTTTTCAAAGTTAATCGGCTGTTTTGAGGCATCTTCATTGAGTTCAAGTGAATCAGCAAATAGTCTTGCAATCGGTGAAGCTGCCTTGTAAACCCCGTTCGAATCAACAGTGAACCCCTTGGAGCGAAGTTCGCCAGAAGTCTCAACAGTAACCAATTTGCCGCTGGTCGCGCTGTTATCGGTCGTATAAACGATATTGTTCTTGCTCGTATAAACGATTTGCTCTGCTTTACTTAAGGTGTCAGTGGATGGCACATAATTCCATGCAATTACAGCCATACAATTGGCGCGTGTTGAGGTGTAATATGGTAAAAATAACTCCGTACCTGTAAATTCTCCACGAGTAACCACGATAGAAGGTGCATAAGCAGCTATATAGGGATTTGTATAAATACTAGTGGGTGCATTCTTAAAACGAGTCTTTTGTCCCCCTGCTTTATAACCAGCATCAATATCATTTCCGGCTTCTGAAGTTGGAGATCCACCATAACCTAAGTTAGATAAACCATAAGAACCATAAGCTGCTACATTACCGCTTTCTACTCCAACACCTCTTGTTGCCGCTGTACCTAAGCCCGTAACTTGAGTCCAGTCTGGAGTGAGGTTTGGAATGCCCGAAGCAAAAGGCAGCATAAATTGCCGCTTACCTTGAGATGAGTTATAAACAAAAGGTCGGTGGTCCCAACTAAATCTAAATAAAAGATTTGCCATTATGCAGTCACCCCGTCAATTACCTGAAAAGTCAAAGTTTCTGTATGCTGAGTAGTACCGCTCACCACAGCTTTGATATCCATCTGACACAGACCCAAAGGCCACGCTGCAGTACTTGCTCCGGACTTAACATTTAGCCACCCCTTTTGTGTACTCTGGTTTAAAGCTGTACAAGTGAAAGTTGCAACGGCGGTTCCATCCAGAGTTTTAACTTGCGAAGTAAAGGTATACCCCGTTAAATCGATTGCTCGACGTACATCATTGGCTGGATATTGCAGCGCTTCATCCATATCAACTAGCTGCAGATTTAAGTTGAAAGTGTCACCACGCTTAAAAACAAAATTGCTCATAAGTGATTCCTATAGACATAAAAAAAACCACCGATGAGGTGGTAGTGAATAAGGCATAAAAAAACCGCTTCTTAGCGGTCATTTAATTAAAGTAATTTAAGGTTTGTAATCTAAATCAACACTTACTCCAGTAACTACATTATGTTTAGTTCCACCAAGACTATTCACATTGGCCAAACGTATATTCACATCGGAAACACAAAGCTTATTTTCGCTTTGCCACTTCTTCAGTTCAACAGCCATAACATCTTCAAGATGTCGTTCCAGCTCTTGCCGTTTAATTTCGATTTCTTCTAAAGTCAGCATACATGACATATCAATTCACCTTAAACCCAATGCTCACATTATACTGAATGAAATCAGCATCTTTACCCGCATAGATGGATTCGCCATTCAAACATTCTAGATGATCGATTGAGTAATATTCAAAATGAGCAAGTAATGCATCACTCAATTTTGTGATTTCGATTATTCCTGAATTGGGACGTGCAAAGCATTGAATCATGATATTACCGGTACGGCGTGTACATGGCTTATCTGCAATGCCAGAAGTAAAACTGGGACCACCTGCAATCGTTAAGCGGCACCAAACACCATCTTTAGGTACATTAAAGCCTGGTAAATTTGGATACTGGATTCTGTCTTGCGTAATACCTGTAAAGCTTTGCATACGATCGATAATAGCTTGCCTTGTCTGCTCTAAAGTCATTGCCATTTTAGCCACCGTACTTTTGAGAAATAAAATTAAAAGTGAGGCCATAAATACCTTGTGGTGCTTGATCAGACCAGCCGTTTTCTAAGCGCGGTCCATAAGCTTTATTGTTTTGGATATAAACTAAATTGCCTAACTTAATCTTCATTGCCTGAATCGCTGCATCATTAATAGGATTCGTTTCAGGTTCACGTACACCGTAATCAGCGGCTCCAACCGAAACAATATGTGAAGCACGGTATGCACCAGTATCAACCGGACTTAAATTAACTAAGGATTGCACGGTATCCATGACAATATTCTTTACATGGTCTTCTGCTGCTTTAGACACATCAAGACTAAAACTAGTCGGCTTTTTCCCCTTCCACCCCATGACTTTTAACCTCGCTTTCCTCATACATCTTAAAGAGATCCTGAGCGATCGCCTGAATTGAATAAGCTTCAAACTCAGAGCTCGGTTCTCGTTCACCCATGAGCTTTTTAATCTTTTGCCAGACATGAACAGCTTCATGTAAAAGCAATCCATACACTTCAATCTGATTTCTTTCTGAAGTATCACCAAGCTGAACAACTGCATATGCACCTTCGGAATAGAAATCAACCTGAGCTGCAGCCCCTTCAATAGACAAGAATTGATCGACCTTATTCATGTCCTCAAATAGCAAATCCATATGCAGTTGATTTCGAACTAATGTGTAATGCACATGCTGAAATGGTGAGATATGCCACAAAGGAACGTAGTTTGTATTTACCATTCAAACTCCTAAATTGCGCCCATTAAAAAACCCACCGAAGTGGGTTTTAATTTATGCAACTGAGCACTTTTCTAATTTTAAAGACCAGTCTTCTCCAAACCTTCGATTAAGATAGTTAGTAATTTCTTCTTCGTATTTTGGAAATGTTGCCTCAGTTACTACTACAGCATTTCGACCACCTGTAACTCCATATCGGTCAAAGCCATTTTCAGCATCTCTAGAAGTTGTATTATTTGAAAGATAAACTTTTGCCTTACCATCTTTAATTAGACTAGCTTTGCCTCTTACATTTGGGCATTTCTTTTCTGGGATTTCAATGACGATTACATATGCTTGAGTTGCCATAATTTAATTACACCTTCTCAATTATGAAATCAACGCCAGTTGTCATTCCACCACTAAAACTATGGGCAGTTAACTTAGCAGACTCTTCATCATCTATTTGACCAAATTCTACAGCTTTTTCTTTTGAATCTGTTGTAGTAAGCAATCCCTCATTGTCTGGAATTAAATATTTACCAGAATCGGTTAATTTAACGATATACCCCATAATTTCCCCAAGAAAGTATTTTAAAAATAGGTATATAGCTTAAATCAACTAAATTAATCAATACAAGCTTATACCTTCCTCAACTGACATTTCCAAATAGTAGAGGCTGGATCCTGTTGAATATGAATTACCCGAAATGAGCCTAAGGCTGTTAGCCACTCATCATCAATCATTGGCTCTTTGGTAATTTCATTCTGTAGCACTGTAGCCTTTTTATCTGTGGCCAGTACTCCAAGCGTCTGAATCTCATAGTGACTGTATGAGCCAAACAGAACGCCACGACCAGAATAGTTTTCTTTAACCTCAATAGAAGTTTCAGTTTTAGGATCCCAATTAGTTTTTGAGATCCGCTCACATGTAAAGGTATGAACGGCATCTGCTAAATCATCATTAAATGCTTCAGCAATATCTGCCTGAATTTCGTCACGTAAGCCCATTAGATTTTCCTGACAAAAAATACAGCTTTTCGTTTGCTGTAAGGCTTAATCAAATCAAGAATGAATTGCTCAATCGCACTAAGCTTTACTGATCCGTCCTGATATTCTTTTTCAGTTTCAACCGTATCAGCTTTGACTTTCTTGCGTTTTAGTACCTGTTCCTGTCCTTGATATAGATCACCCTTGATAATCCCCTTGATGATTTGATATGAGGCTGTTTTTAAAGGTTCAGGTACTTGGGTAGCATCCTCGTAAGGCTTAACGTTACGTGCTAATAGATATGCCTCGGCCATTTGGAGGTATTGAGCCTTATCACTGGCAGATAAAGCATCAAAGCCTTCAACATGTTCTATCGCTTCTTGTTCAGTGATAAAGCTCATGGTTTATTCCTTTGGAATTAATGCTAAAAGTTCTTCTTTTTTAGCACCTGCTTCAAATGCAATGCCATTTTCAGTCAAGACCGCACGCAACTCATCTACTTTGAGGCCTGCATAGTTAATTGGTTGTGGTTGAGTATCACTTGGTTTTTGGTCATCTTCAGGTGTTTGACTACCTTCACCTGATTCAAGTTCAGCAATACGTGCTTTCATTGCTTCCGTATCATTTTGAAAGGCAATAAATTCGCCCTTTACTGTTGCCAGTTGTTCTTCGAGTTCAGCAATTTTTGTTTCTGTCATTTGTTGTTTTTCCCGTGCACGGTTAAATGATGAAAGTCCCATATGTGGATCTCCAAAAAGATAAGGCGGTGTTACCCGCCTTTTTGTTATTTGATCTTGTGCTTGAATGCCACAATACGGATCTGTTTAGGATCGTAGACACGTTCCCAGTTACCGGCTGTAGCAAGACCGGCATTATTAGGTGCAATACCTGTATCACCTGCCCATTTAATGCCACGAGGATGTAGTACAAAGTGACGGCGGTTAATAAGAATGTCAGTACCCGCTAAACTGTCACGGTCTGTCTCTACACCAACCGGTGCCCCAATATCTTGGAAACCAATCGCGCCATAACCAAACAAGTAAGAAGTAAATACGTCGCCTTCAACAGGCATGCCGTCATCTACAATCACACGGCGATCCATAAAAGTTTTGTAAAGCACTACACCATCAGCATCACGCACAGTTTCAATTAAACCTTGCTTGGCTAGTGCTGCCATTGTGAAAGAGTGCATTGAAATCGCTGTTAATTTATCAACAGCATCACCCAGTTTATAAGATGCATCGATAAATGAATGACCATCAATTACGGCTGCTGCTCCAGTACCAGCCGAAATGTCATGGGTATTACCTGCCATGCTTGCAGACCCAAATACACCTTTAAGTGTATTTACGGTAAACCCCTGAAATTCACGAGCCCAGTAATCTGCTACAAGATCAGCAATCGCACCCAATGGGTCATCACCAGATAAAGCTTTAGATAAATCATTTGCACCCCATGCCTTACCACGGGCATGCAAAATCGCAATATCTTTACCAGCAGTGATGTTATTAACCCCAAGAGCTTTACCATCTGAAAGTACTTCAGACTCACCGCTTAAATCATTCCAGAAAGGAATATTTACTGTAGTACCGCCTTCTGTACCAAAAGCAACTTTTTCATCTAGCTCCCCAACAATGCCTGACTGCCATAATGCAGACTTTTCGGCAGTTTTATTTAATACGTACGGAGTGAATAACTCGGGTACGATTACATCAGCAATTTTTGTGTCGCCCATTAGGCTTTACTCCTTAAAGTTTAATACCGTGTTTTGCCGCTAGCTCTTTAGCTAGTTGCGGGTTTTCATTTCGTAATTGCGCCAATTTGGTCATATTTACCGAGCCATCTGCTTTGAGAATGTCTGGCTGACCTTTTGAATTGTTGCTCCCTGATGCGCCCATACCATTAGGCTTAGGCCAGTAATACGGTTTTTGCTCACGTAGAGATTCAACCCATTCTTTTGGGGTCATCGGTGTTTGGCCGTCTTTACCAATGACTACTTCCCCGTTTTCATCAACTGCCACAGCTTTGCCGTTTTCATCTAATGCAAACTTTGTCTGAGCTAAAAAGGCGATATCAGGGGTCGCTTCTGGCAGTGCTTCAAGTTCAATAGCAGCCTGAACAATTTGGCTTTGCACTACTGATTTCTTGAATTTCTCGGCATAAGCTTCAGCTTTATCTGCCCGTTCTTTCTCTGCCTTAAGAACCTTGTCATGCTCTTCACGCATCTTCTCAGTGCGTTTCTGAATAACTTCTTCAATCTTGCCTTCTGCAATAAGTTTGGATTCTTCATCCTGATTTGATTTATCAAGCAGGACCTTGATTGCATCCAGATCTAAACCCTCAACCTTTGATTTCAATGAACCTAGTTCATCTTTCAACTCTTTTTTATCTTTGATAAGTTCAGCGTTCTTATCTTTAAGACCTTTAACAGCTTCATCAACGGCGTCTTGAATAGCTGCTTTAATTTCAGGATTTTCCAAATCAACTTTGATTTCGTCTGGCATTTAAAAATCTCCTAGAGATACCGCTTAGCGGGTTTAATTGTTGAACCCTCTGCTTAGCTTCAGGCATTAAAAAAGCGCCCATTAGGACGCTTCATTTCTATAAATGATTATTTACTTAAAGCTTGGCGTACAAATGCATCTTTTGCTTCAAGTAGCTTTCTTAATCCTGTGGATTTTTCAGGCCCGTCAGGAAGTTGCTCATCCATTTGCCGAGCTAAATCACCAATTGGCTTACTAACTTGCTGCAAATGTTCAGGTAAATGTTCATATTGGAAATATTGGATAATAGGGCTTGGCATTTTCTTCTCGCAAAAAAAGCACCCGAAGGTGCTATGGTTAAAAATTAAGTTCTATTTGATGAGTGCAATTGCTTTTAATCTTTCAAAAGTAAAACCATAAATTGCCATGGCTTGAAACCTTAATTTGAAGAAATGGCACCAGAATTCATTTTGTGCTCAGAATATATTGAGCATCTGACATATTGATTTGCTTTTCAGGCATTTGTAGTACCTTTCGCTACGTTTCCTTTGCACCCCAAACCTTTTGTCTAGGTTCGTCACCAACTAAGCGGATGCCTTGAGGACCACCTACATCAAATGTTGCCGTGATAGTCGCTGGACCCTCAAAAACACTACAATTCATTTTTACAGCGGTTAATCCAGCTAATGGAATACCTGTTTCCTCGTCACAAAGAGCAAGATGAGAAGATTTATCTGAAACTCTTTTAAGTACCAAATGTCTAACTTTTGATTCACTCATAAGCCAAACTCCATAAATGACAAAAGCGCCATTTGGGCGCTTATATAGGTGAAAATTGTGTCTTAAGTGAGTTTAGAATTACCTGTAATCGGCAATAATTACTCACAGTTAAATCCAGTTCCAACAAGGTCTTTTTTCAAATTTGAAACGAGATTTTGTTGTTCCTGCTGTTGTCCACTAAGATAATTTTTATCTAGAGTCTCTGCACCATCAATAGATTTATAAAGCTCTTTAGATTCCTCTAAATTGTCTTTTAAAAACGTGGTGAGGTTTAGTTTCGCCTGGGCAGCTCTACATAAATTATTTTTAGCTTCTAAACCTTGAGTAGCCTGTTTTACTTGACCAGTTGCAGGATCAAAAGAATATGCATTTGCCATTGCTGACTCCAAAGCTTCAGACAATCGATCATATTCTTTAAGATATTTTTGACTTGGTTCAGCTAAACAAGTGATGGAAATTAGGGTTAGACATACAAAAGCTATTGTTTTCATATTGTATAAATTCTGATGTTTTAAAAAATATAACATAAGAAAAATTACAGACCCAACTTTTTAAAAGCTTTTTCATCCAACTTTCTCAAATCATCTAAGCTATAGAAACGGCCTTCAGGATCAAAGAACTTATCAAAATCAAATTTCCCATCTTTATAGAGCTTAAAGCGCTTTGGCCCTAGCCACTCCCTTTGAAAGAAATCATCTGTTTTCTTAAAGAACTCTTTGAATGTGGTGTTTGCATCTAACTGTCCTATTAACTGGCTTCGCTCTTCTTTGGGGATGTCTTTAACTCTACGTTCGTCCATTACAAATGGCCGTTCACCGATAAGTTGACCATCTTTTTTAACTGGTACTAGTTCACTGCGACAATTAGGATGCAACGGCGGTACACGTTTTGCCGGATCATCAATCCTCCAGACAGTACCGTCTAAATGAGCACAAAGCTTAGATGTTCTTCCATCCAATACACTAATAAAACGAACATACTCAAAACCTAACTGTTTGAAAGTATCTAAATACGTTTGATTAGCAACATGACTACGAACTGTTCTTACGGTACGTTCAATATCCGTCTTAGAGCTACTTAAAAGCCCATCCTCATAATTAAGGCGCTTGGTGCCGCGAATACGCTGAACTATTTCCTGATTTGTTTTACCTGAGTTGATACCATCCCGAATTGCATACTCAACCTTTTGACGGGCATTTTCAGCAATTCTTGATAGCAGATCATCAACAAGAGCCCCACCTACCAATGGTATTTTTTTAGCTGCTGCATATACCTTTTCACCATTTGGCTTTTTGATCTTGCCGCCATATAGCTTCGCCATGTAATTGGCTTCATAAACAGCCAAGGCAGTAGCAGAAACAGCGAAAGCTTCAGGTAATGCAGTGTTTATTGCAGTAAACCACTGAGCAATCAGATCACGAACTTCCTTCAGATTTGACGTTGTGTACTGTCCACTTGCTAGAGCCATCTTTTCAGAATCATTTAATTCATCAAGCAAATCCCGAAGCTTTGCCAACATTAATATTGACTCATCATTAAAGATTTTTAATAGCTCTTTAACAGATTGAGAAGACACCCGATATAAGTACGCCTGATGTTGGGTAAGTACTTCAATCAATGATTTATCTTCTTTTGAAGCCATACATCACCTCTACAAAGGAGTGTTATCTCGCTCTATTTCTACCCGCTTCACTTCTTCCTGATAGTCGTGAGCTGGTAATTTACCTGTCATCAGGTATTCCCAATATGTGCGGAAAGAGTTTTTCCCTGAAATAGCACCCTCATAAAGCTGTTTTGCAAGATTAATATCCGTGACCTGCACAATAAACTCAGGTTCAACTGTAAATGAATATTTTGTCGAATCAAGCTTTAACCACTGCGCTGCATACTTAATGGCTTGTTCAATTGCTGCAGCTGCACACATCACGATACTGTGAAGACTTGCTTGCTGATCGTCTTGCCGTGCACGGCGCGCTTCACCTGATTCTTGTGTATTGGTATCAACTACTTTAGCCCCAGCTTCTAATGCTGAATTCTTTTGCGCATCCATTTCCTTTTTAGTGAGTTCAATGCCGTTACCTGAAATTTCTAAATAACCACATTGTGAATTTGGAGGAAGACTCCAGACAGCCATAACACCAGTAACGCTAATATCATCATCGTCATCATCAAGGCCACTAATCCAAGGTTGCGGATGGGCCGTATGGTGAAGAGACTGGTAATAATCTGCACTGAGCTGGTAATACTTCAGAGCAGCCTTGGCCATTGTCAAAAGCGGTATGGTACCTACATCCGGAGAATTACTAGTGGCACCGCAGAAAACAAATGGTGTGAAAGAAAGTTGATTACCGCCGAGATCGGGAGTTTTATCCTCCACATTTGAACCATCGAACAATCGGACCGCTAATGCTCCATCATCCATAGATAGAACGCGGTGAACCGTTTTAGTTTCGTGCCCGAATTCATCTTCACTATTATCAAATTGCTCCTCGAGCACTAACAGTTTTAAATCCTTTCGACCACCGATACTGTTTTCCTTCCAGTTGATAATAGATAACGCATCATATAAGGCGAAATATGGCACTCCTTTAGCATCAACATCGACAAGCAGCCCACAGCGCCCAAACTCTAGCAACTCTGAACAAATGCGAATAAAGAGCTGTTTAAGCCCAAAACCGTCATTTGTTGCATTCTCTATCAATCCTTTAAGTAGAGAACTTTCAATCACAATATTCGGCTCAAGCTTTGAAACTAACCCGATCATTGTGCGTAATGCGTCCTGAACCCATAGCGGATACTGAGCTCGACTTAGATAGGCCTTATAAATCTCTCCAGTCGTATCACCTTGCTTTTCAGCCTCAATCATTCCGGCCGATTTAGCTAGGTACTTTGTTTGTGCCTGTTTGATCTGCTCTTCACCAGCAACGGCGTCACGCATAATCAACCAGCTTTTTTGTGCAGCAATATACTGCGGATGTTTATCAGTAACTGCCATAAAAACACCAATAAAAAAGCACCTGAAAAGGTGCGTTGTTTAACGGGAAAAACCAGCGATTGTGCGCCGTTTAAATACTTTCTGAATGATGATCGGGAATCTCTTGGCTATTGGATATCCACCAGCATCGCCAACGTGGTCTAAACCAGCGCTTTTATCTGGCATTCCAAAATCATCATAGACTTGCTGTTCTAAAGTAGCCGTAAAGTTAGGGCACTTATTTGTGTTTACTTTGAGGTGTCTTTCCCCATCGGCATTCAGGATCTGGGCATTAACTGCATTGATACGGTCTTTAATGCCCGGGTTCACACCATTCACTTCAACCTTAAAGCCATTTTTCTTTAAAATTGCATGATCGGATTCGCTAAATCCCTTTGATGAAGTTGCTTGCCCTGAAGCGTCTGGTATCACGGTAATATCATGATCAGGAAAACGCTCTTTGATCAGATAACACATAGTTGGTGTATCTCTTACTCCAACCAGTTCATCTAAAGCTCTCGGCTTACCTTCTCTAATGACATAAACCACAGCAGCCATTTTAAGTACGTTAAAGTCCATTCCAATGAGTAAAGGCTCACCTTGCTTAATTTCCTCATCCGTATGATTTAAAACCCGGTCAAAGTCTGGATAAACCGCTCCACTAGTTAAGTTGACGAACTGCCCTTTCAAATAGGCTGATATCAATTGAGGTGGGTAGGATTCATACAGTGATGAAATATAATCGTCTGGCAGATTGGCTTCGTTATCATAAGTCGATGCCTGAATCATGCCGTAAAGTGCCCGTTTCTCAGGGGATGAATTAGCTTCTTTTACAAATTGCTCATAAGTGAATTTAAAGCCTTCTGGTGTTGTTGCCACATCAATACCATTGAGCAAACCAGCTTGTTTAAAGCGCATACGAGCAATGATTTTACGCCAAGCTTGTTGTGCTTTAGTCATCGCCATGACATCAAGTTCATCAATCAAGGCGTGGCCAATTTTAAAACCTACAATTGTTGCTGGTTTCTCCATAGACCGGCAAATGATTGTCGTTCGATATTGCCGACCATAATAGATATCCACCTCTTTATTGGTTTCATAAACCTTAGTTTTAAGCCCCCAATCGAAAGCAACCTCTTCAATAGTTGGAAAGAAAATGTCGCGAATCTGCGGGTAAGTTGGAGCAAAATAACCCAAAGGTACTTTAGGGAATTCCCAAGCTTTGTTGCATAAACTGGAGCATCCAACCCAAGTCTTTCCCGATCCAAAGCCAGCGACAAATGCGCGGAACTTCTTTTCCATCTGCAAAAAATTAGCCTGAGGTACATTCAGTGTCGGATTGATGTTCGGCATCTTTTTTACTCGCATCCACAACTTGAATAGTTACCTTGACTGGTGTTGGATCATCTGCCCCTTCACCATCACCACTTCTGATCTTTTCAATCTCAAGCTGCTTTAACTCAAGATTTAATAACATCAGGTCATAACCCTGCATTTCTTCCCGAACCTGTTTAATAACCCCTTGCTTCATAAGCCTGTTGTTCTTCCAGTCTTCATAGATCTTCTGAAGCTCTTTGAGTCGGTAAGCTTTATTAGCTAAAGGGATGTCATAAACATTCTTTTGAAAATCTGCCCTGGTCTTATTAAACAAAGTAGTAAGTTTTTTACTTAAGTTTTTCCCTGCTGGCTTTGTTGGATCATATGCCGCCACTTGTTGCCTTAGAATTTCGACTCCAAATTCTTGTTTTACAGCATCTGCAACCTGCTGAGGGGTATCGAAGCAAGCAAGAGACTGAACTATAAAGATTTTTATAGGCTCTTTAAGTGTTGCCATAATTGCCCCTTCGTAAAACTACGTAAAACAAAATAGGCAAAAAAAAGAACCATTCGGTTCAGTTGATTACGCAGTTTCCGCAGCATTTTGAAATATCTAGATTTGAAACAAACGGCGGATTCTTCGCAACCTCAACAAGACGTTTAACGCTCTTACTTGCTCCCCACCGTTTAGTTACACCAATAAACTCTTCGACATCGTGACCAGCTAAATAATGTTTTGGTAACCCTGTTGAACTACTAAAGATCATCTCACCGTTTTCATCACGTTCTGCGCCTATATGGTAAAGCTCATGCTCAAGCAAAGCACAAAACTCACGATCATTTGCTTTGTCGCAAAATGTAGCATCAATAGTGATTAAGTAAGTTGGAACAAAGCCGAACCAGTCTCGCATCTGTTGCTCTTGTCTAGCTTTGCGCCAGCCACCAACATTGAACATGACTTTTTCGCACTGGCCTAACACCATAGCTTGCTTGCTTTTATATGCAGAAGAGGCCCAAGCAAATGCTAAAAATTCTTCATTATCGTGAAGCAGCTCAGCTATGTGATCATGATCGGGGTTATAAAGAGGTCCACCAATAGTTAAGTAATTAGCAACTACCCAGTTTTTTAAATCAGGCGCAGGTACTATGCGTATCGCTTCCTCTTCATCTGCTTGGTCTATAAAATCAGTTGGAGGAAATGGTCTGATCTGATCCATTAAATATTTGCCTCTTTAAATTTTTAAGCCATTGGCTAGCGAAATGAGCTTGGATCTGCAATGGACCAGATTCATTAATCTTAAATCTTGGTACTGCCTCTAACCGAACAACGGTATATCCCATTGATTCAGCAACATCGTAACGGTCCATACTCCACGCCTTTGTTGCCAGCTTACCCTTTCGACCACCAGACCAAGGACCGCCAGCAATTTCAACTAAAATACGATGTTCAATTAAATGAAAATCAAAACGCCAATGCTTTGTTGATTTAAACTGGAATTTCTTTTCGTATTTAATTTCCAGATTATCCAAAGCTTGAGTAAATTCTTCTTCAGCCTCTAAGTACTTTTGAGTAGCTTTAGGCAATGGTCTACTTTTGGGTTTTGTTTTAGGTTCTTTTTTTCTTGTAAGCCAGAAGTATTCTTTATCATCCATATTTCACCCATAAAAAAACCACTGCAAAAGTGGTTTTTATTACTATCATTTTTTAATCAAAATCTTTGTAGGCTGTAACCTCCATACTGTTTAACAAATCAAACCAATTATCTAGTAATGCAATCAAGTCTTCCTTGCTACTTGTTACTCCAATAATCTTTTGAAGATGGTATTCATCCTTTTCATCTACTGAATTAATATCTGTAACAAATCCAGCATCTTTAAGTTGTTGTCTCACAGTATTGGTGTCGTTACAGTCTAGGCAGATAATTTCAAAGTCATTTTCATTGATAAACTTCAATTTATACCCTGTCTTTCTTTCGAATGGCATATTTTCACCAATTAAATTAGTTAATGTTTATTTATTATACTAATTCATAGGTTAATTATCAAATTTATTTTATTTTTCAAATACTTAGTTCTCAATAGTAAATTATTTACTATCGAGAACTAAATCATCAAATTAATAAAATAAAAAGCCCCGCCAATAACTAGTATGTAGCGGGGCCATTTGCGCCGTAATCCGTCCGGCAAGTAAACTCGCAAAGCTTCCTAAGCGAGTGGGGTTTTAAAATCAAAAACCCGCTTCAAAAAAAGAAACGGGTCACAAAAACAAAAACTTTCAGCGCAGTATTTGTGATACATCATACAAATTAGAATATGTATTTACAATATACTTTATGCTTATTTTTTAGGTGCTCTCAAAATATCCAAAACTCGCTCAGACATTTCGTGCAAGTTGGATCCTATTGGAAGCCAAAAATGATAATTGATGTTGTCGCGGTTAAAAACCTGCTTGTAGTACTCAGTTGTGAATGTTGGGTCGATTTCAGAAGCTTTTAACAAACGACCTTCTTTTTCAATCTTCTGGCCGTCTAACTCACCACCAACACAGATATTCATTTTTGTAACCCAAAATTTATTCAGGTAATCTTAGCACATAAAATTTAATGCCCCGCCTAAATCAATGCTTAGAGAAACTAAATAAATCTTGTCCGAAGGCAGAATATAACTAGAAGATCAGCTTTTCATTGAAGATTCTATCTGAACCTTATAATTTATATTCTTTTCATCATTTACATACACGAACATGTATTCATCCATTCTTTTTTTTAATTTTTCTATCTCTGACTCAATCTTTGCTGTAATCAAAGACTCCTCCTCTTGTTCTAGGTCAGGAATATAAGTAGCCAAAATTTCATCCCAAATTAGTCTTGTTTTAAAAATTTTATAAAATATTATTTTTTATGAATCAAGAAAATTAAAAACTAGTTACATTAAAAGTAATATCAAATACAAAAAAAGCTCACCGATTGGAGAGCTTTTAAAACATTTTGGTGCAACGCTTATAACTTCGTCCCACCATATCACAAATCTAAACCAAGTGTGCTGCACTGTCAAGATTGCAACACCTCAATTTTTCCATCCAAATATGCCAAGCCTTTATCAATCTCAGCACGTACCTTTGCTTTACTACATCTATGCACATTAGCAATTGTTAGATACGACCAATTATTTTCATAATAAAGTATTAAAAACCAAGCCCTTTCTTGTAAAAATTCCCTATTATCGTTATGCATTTTAGCCAAGAGTTTGCTTACTTCAACTGCCTCATAATCTTCAATTTCGCATGGCATAGAGACCTTACTTGATCTAATTCTAGTTGTGTCATTTTGGTCAATTAGACATGCTAAAGGATTAGCAGAAACTTTAAATTTTGTTGATCTTACCCATAGACCATATTGTTCCAACCATTGATGAGCAGAACGTTTAGACCAATCCATTGTCTTGTTATTAACTTTTGCATTCATGTTTAAACTTCCCTCACATCAATATTGTGAACTGTTTTCATCAGGTGTTTCTTATTTCGGTAACTCGGTAGCTTGCGTGTAGCTATAGACTTCACATCTTCAACAACGTATTCACCTGCTGTCGTGAAATAAGTGAAATCGGCAAAATATCTAAGTGCTGGTTTAGCTCGTTTCTCCCCTTCTAATTTTGTCTTCGGTGCCAATTCAAATTTTGTGTGATGCTGCAATTCTTTAATTTCACCTCGTTGTTGTAGAGCCTTTAGCTCGATATACCGTTTGTATTCTTTAGTACTGTCAAAAGTCATTCCATCCAATTTAATTTTCGAAGCATTAAACTTGTTTCGACCCTTTTTCTTTTGAACTTTCGGGCATGTAAGGCGGTAATCAGCAAGGCTCATTGATGTCATTTAGGCTCACCACCATTGAGCACTTGCTCTAAAGCTTTAAAGGTTCGAATCATTGCCATTTGTAGAAATTCATGATTGCCGCGCATGTCCCCTTCAACATACTGCAAAGCATATTGAGTCTCCTTTAATGCCCCATCTAAACGCTTTTGCAATTCCACTACTTTCGCTTGCTGGTGCTGCCATGCTTCCTGCCAAATTGCCCATTTCTCGTTAAATGAATCGAGGTGAAATGCGTAAAGCTTTCTTTGACCGTTTAAAACATATCGACCAAGCTCCTCATCAAAATCAACCGCGTCTCTAAATAGCCCAATCCAGTACTTTTGCTTCTCAAACTCTTCTCTACACTTATCCATTCTTCACCCCAATCGATTAAGCTTGTAAGCTTCGTTAATGTGAACTTCAGTTACTTTGCAATTCGGCGAAATGTGGTTTTCTGGTTTGTCTAATACTTCGCAGTCAATGCGGAGCCCTATCTGCTTTTCTGCTTCAGTTGCTTTGCGATACCTATCAAGTTTCTTCTTAGCAATTGTTATGATTCCAAAGTCTTTGCTAAAGCCATGAAAGTAGTGCTTATGTTCGTACAGCAGCTCAACAAGACCTGAATTAACAGCCGTTTGATTAACTAGGATGTCGCCTTTTTTAAACTCACTCATGGCTGACTCCTTAAAACATATTGCTTTGCCATGCGCAGAACATCTCCACGGCTTTTAAACTTAGGACTTCTTAAAACATCCCCTGTCTCACTATCAAATTCAGATAATTCCCAAAAGATAAATTCTCTCAACAAGCTGAAAGCATCTTCACAATCCCATTCGTTATATTCAAAACTCGACTGTGACCAGAACATAGCTGTGCCTTTTAAGACTCCACACATGGTTGCGTCTTCTCTATCAGCAGGCATAAAGTATTTTTCAGAATATCCACCACATTGAATCAATAGGGTTTTAGCCTTTTTGCTAAGTTTCTTAAGAATTCGTTTGCTCATCCCCGCCTCCGTATATTGATTCGTAATCAGCAATTGCATGAAGCAACTTGTATCCAGCAGATTCAGGTTTATCTTTGCAATGAGACAAGTCATATAGTTTTAAGTCCTCAATGCCACCCCATGATTCAACCAAATCAACCGACTCCACAAGACGTTTAAGCTCAACCAAATCTACAAAATACTTCTCACGATCTGCTGGGCTGATTTCTACACTTTGACCACATTGGAACTCATAACCCTCATTCCATTCAGTTGCGTTAGAAGGGGCTGAATCTACGATTTCCTTCGCGTATTGCAGTCCTTTATCTCTAATCAATTTAGTTGCTTTCATGGCTGGCTCCTTTCTCATCAAGCTCTTTACGCGCCAACCACCACAAAACCACCGCACCGCAAAGTACTGCTGTTACACACGAAATGAGTAAGCCCCATCCCAAAAACTCGAATTTGGTCATGCTGATTTCTCCCAACTGACGTCTATCAGGCTTGGTCTAAACACCACAACACAGCAACCAAAAGGTGCATTCGTTTTAGAACCGCCAAACTTTAAGCGGCCACGAATAAAATGAATTTCACGACCCAAACAATAGTCTTGAAACCATCGGGCATCAGTTCTTACTGGAACGAGTGCAACTACCGTATGCCCTTTACTTGCTGTTTCCGCTGCCTTAGCAACCCAATCGATGATTTCTTTGCCGTAAGGTGGATTCATCCAGCATGTCCCAGTCCACTCTTGCTTTAGACCATCAATTTCAGGTGTAAAATAACGTTCACATTTAGCGTTTTCAGGCAGAGCACAAACGTCTAAATCAAAGTTAAATACTCGATCCAATTTTTCGAAAAAATCTTGCGGCGTAGCCCATACATCAGTTCGATCATCAGCTAATCCAAATAACTTATTTTTTGTCATGGAATTCATACATTCACCCCATCAATCAATTGCTGAATATTTCTAGGAATTGGCATGCCCTCCCGGCGGCACATCTCGACGTATTCGTGCGGATTGTCAAAAGGATCTGGCCCTAATTCCTTTGTAAGCTCAGGCTCTTTTTCCTTAGCCTTAAGCTTTTGTACTGGTGCAGGTTTACGACCATTGATTTTTAACCGTTCCATCAAAGATTTGAGATGCTTTTGCGCTTCGTCATTGCTTACTGGGGTGTGTTCAGGTTCTTTATGCTCTAGTTGTAGCGGTGGAGTGTAAAACTCTTGCTGACGGCCTTTTAACTGAGCTTTAGCAACCATCACGTTGTAGGTCCCGAAGAAATTATCTTGAGCTGCTCGCATTTGGCCGGCTTCGATCAAATACATCACTTCGTCTAATGCATATTTTGTAATTTGTGTAATAACCACGGTACGGTCAGTCGTAAACTTACATGCACGTGACCAAGCTTCCTCTGGAGACATCCAACTTTCACCGATACACCAGGTGCGAAACTCGGCAAATGACGGCATAAAGCGTCCACCTGCTGTAAGTAAACGAGCAAGTGCGTTGTTAAATTGGTTTTGTTGAACGCCAACCAGTGTTTTAAGTGCGATTTGCTCAACCACTGACAGAGGAATTGCACTTTCGCCTGTTGCTGGAAATTGCTTATTGAACTGAGCAGCGTAAACAGTGCGAAGAGAAGCGATTAATTGACGCACTTCGTTCAAGGTAATCTCATGCATGACCTACCTCCTCAATCATTGGAAACTTTTTTGCTGGGGTTACATCCACGATTTGAGATTCGCTCTGTTCTTCAAAAAGATTAGCGAAGTAACCCGACTCTTGTGGTTTTTGACCGGTTGAAGTGATTTGCTCTTGTTTCTTGCGGTTTGCAGCAACTTGTTTCTCGTTGTTTTGAACCCAAGAGAACCACTTAACCAACCAGATGCTTGGTGTATTCAACGAACTTGATTCGTTTGCAAAGTACCAGTCACCGAAATTTTGAATCATGATTCTCAAGTCGATTTCAGGTACAGAAACAAATCTTTGTTGAGCAAGTGAGATGAAATCGTATTGAAACTCGCTGTATTCAGAAATGAATTCACGCATTGAGTAACGCTTGTGATCATCGATCTGATACTGAGCAAATTGGATTGGTGTAAATTGCGAATTTTCTTCACGCGCATTACTACTACTATCTATATATTGGTTATCGGTTAACGGTTTATGGTTAAGGTTTTTTTTGCTTTCACTTTCAGAACCCAAAATTAACCCACTGGGTTTTTGTGGGTTTTCAGAATTAACCGAGTCGCCTTCACTTTGGTTTTCTTTTGGTTTTTCCTTACGTGGACGCCCACCTTTCTTACCATTTTCACGATTTTTATCCCCTACTTTTTGATAAGCGGCGATTTCTGAATCACAACGTTTGTTGTGAAACCCGTCTTCCTCTTCCACAAAAAACTCTTGCAGCACAATTAATACTGCATCCCTTTCTTCTTGGGTATTTGCACGTAACCGACGAAAAACCGACTGGGTTTCTTTGGGTAATGGTTTTTCATTCAAATAATAAAAATCGAGAGCACGGCGATAAAAGCACTCTTCAACTGGGCTAAGGTGCGCTGTAGCAACCATAAAGTCGCTGATATGGTGGAGATATTTATACATCAGTGACTGCTCCTAATTTTACAAGACCGCGCATTTCCAACTGACGAATAATTCTTGGAGGAATAAATTCGTTGTTGATTTTGTAGCGAATACGAGACTTTTCTTTCACCTGAATTAGTTTGTGCCCATCCTCCATGAGACGGCGAACTGCTATAGCCTGCCCCCCCATATGGGTTAATTCTTCAAGTTGATAAAATCTTTCCTGAGCCTCAATTGCGGCATTCATAACTGAAAGTGGCATAGCTGCTAATTCTTTAGCCGAATAGATCTTTACTGGTTGTTCCAGTGGAATTACCACCTC